ATCTGAAATGGATAGTATTATGTCTAGATTGAATTCTATTGAATCTAAGATAGAGAAATATAGAACTAAAACTCCTGAAGAAAGATTAGAATTAAGAAGCTATGATTCTTACCCATTCAATCAAAAACTTTCAGACTTCTTTGAAGATAAAGAAAAAGAAATGGAATTAACAGGTAAAAAAGAATATATTTTAACACCCGACGAAGTAACTGATGTTAATGCTAGTGAAATTAAAGGAACATTCCAACCTACAAAAACAGACGATAATCGAAACTACGGTAGTAGATAATTAAGAAAAAAATAATTTAATTAAAGGAATTACAATAGTAGTTCCTTTTTTTATTTGACAGATGACCAATGTTTGATTATATTTATTGTATAATAATTTATAAAACTTAAATCAAAAAACATGAGTTCATTAGACGCCGTATTGGCACAGTATGAAAAATCGAAGCAAGCTTCAGGGGGTTCCCAATCTAAAATGTCTCAAGACGAAAGAATGAAGAAATACTTCGCTCTTATCTTAGATGACAAAGAAAAAACAGGATCAAGAAAGATCAGAATTTTACCAACACCAGATGGTTCATCACCATTCAAAGAGGCGTGGTATCACGAAATTCAAGTTGGTGGAAAATGGCAGAAATTCTACGATCCAGGAAAAAATGACAACGAACGTTCACCTTTAAATGAGGTTTATGAAGAGTTGATTTCTACAGGAAAAGAGTCAGATAAAGAATTGGCTAAACAATACAGATCACGTAAATTCTATATTGTTAAATTAATCGATAGAGACCGTGAAGAAGATGGTCCAAAGTTTTGGAGATTCAAACACAATTATAAGAACGAAGGTATTTTAGATAAAATCATTCCTATTTGGAGAAACAAGGGTGATATCACTGATCCTGAAAAGGGCCGTGATTTGATTATTGAATTATCAAAATCTAAAACAGGTAATGGTAAAGATTATACAACAGTACAAACTATTATGTATGATGATCCAACACCTGTTCATGATGAAGCAGATCAAGCTAAGGCTTGGGTTAGCGATGAGTTAACTTGGTTAGATGTTTATTCTAAGAAACCTGTTGAGTATCTTGAGGCAATTGCAAGAGGTGAAGTTCCACGTTGGGATAGTGATAAAGGTGGTTACGTTTATGGTAACGACGAAGAAGCTACTACATCAATCGGAGGATCAAAAGCACCTTACGTTGATACACAGGCTGATCAAGAACCAGATGGTGATTTACCATTTTAATTTATAACGGGTGGGAATAAACTCCCACCCTTAATTTTTTATATGACATTTAAAGAAGAAATCGAATTACAACTAAGAGACAATAGAATATTGTCTTATGAGTTATTGAGTGAATTACAAAACAAGAATTACTTTTCAGGTAGAGGTAAACAAATTGGTGATACAATCTTATTCGGAATGTTAAAAGGTGAAACTGAGGACGGACAAACAAATTTTACTTTAGTGACATTCCACAAAGAAGAGATTGGTGTGATATATGAAGAAGATGATTCATTCTATATTACAATAAAAGAAAGTAGATTACCAAACATTAAAAAAATAGAAAATGGCGGGAATTAAGAAAAAAGAGAGCGGAGGATTTAAAGATAAGTTCTCAACAAAAACAAAATATAAAGATACCAACTACTACTTTTGTGGTGAAGCTTTCTTAAGTGCTAGTGGATTACCGGGTCCTGTTATGGGAGGTATCAATATGTTCTTGGGACATAGTAATAGTTCTAAGACAACCGCTATGATCTTGGCGGCAGCTGATGCTCAAAAGAAGGGACACTTACCTGTCTTTATCATAACTGAGAAGAAATGGAGTTGGGAACATGCTGTTGAGTTAGGTTTGGATGCAAAGAAGAACTCCGACGGAGAGTGGGACGGTGACTTCATCTTCAATGATGGGTTTGATTATATCGAACAAGTTACCGATTTCATTAATGAAGTATTGGATGCTCAAGAGAAAGGAGAGATTCAACAATCAATTTTATTCCTTTGGGATTCAGTAGGTTCAATTCCTTGTAAGATGACCTTCGATGGTAAGGGTGGTAAACAACATAATGCGGCAACACTTGCTGACAAGATTGGTATGGGAGTTCACTCAAGAATTTCTAAATCAAAGAAAGAAGATTATGCTTACTATAACACTTTGGTTGTTGTAAATCAGCCATGGGTGGCTCTTCCTGACAATCCATTTGGACAACCGACAATTAAGGCGAAAGGTGGTGAGGCTTTATGGTTAGCGTCTTCATTAGTGTTCTTATTTGGTAACCAAGCAAGTGCTGGTATTAACCACATCACAGCAACTAAGAATAGTAGAACTGTAAGATATGCAATCAGAACTAAGATTTCAATCTTGAAGAACCACGTAAATGGTTTAGGATACAATGACGGTAAGTTAATTGCTGTACCTCAAGGATATATCGAAGATACTAAAGAAGCGTTAGAAGCTTATAAGAAAGAGTATTCTCAATATTGGAATGGTATCTTATCAGGAACTGGTGAGATTACTTTGGAAGAAACCACTGATGACATTAGTGAGTAATATATTTGTTAACGTTTAAATAAGACATGTGTCTAAAACTTTATTGGTGGATGGTGATAACCTTTTCAAAATTGGTTTTCACGGGGCTAAGGATCTCTTTAACGACGGTTCACATGTGGGTGGGGTGTATCACTTCATAAACACATTGCGTCGATTTTTGGAGGAGTATAACTTAGACAAGGTGGTTGTCTTTTGGGATGGGGAATCGAACTCATCTGCCCGAAAATTAATTTATCCTCAGTATAAGGCAAATCGTAGATTCAGTATGGATGAGTCTAAATACGAATCTTATTCAGAACAAAAGAATAGAGTTAAACAATATCTCGAAGAGGTATTTGTTAGACAGGTTGAAATAGACAATAATGAGGCGGATGATTTAATTGCTTATTATTGTGGAATGGCGAACGATGAAACAATAATCATATTTTCATCGGATAAAGATTTAACACAACTGATATCCCCCAATGTATCGATATATTCACCGATACATAAATCAATCTACAAGTTTGGGGATAAGATCAAGTTTAAAGATATTGAAGTCCCGCACCAAAATGTACTTGTCTGTAAAGTATTCATGGGTGATAAGTCAGATAATATTGATGGAATACAATCACTTGGTGAAAAAACATTTGTAAAATTCTTTCCTTTGGTGCAGGAAAAATCCTGCACTATCGAGGAAATAATGGATATTGCTCGAAATATCCCGCAGGAAAAACCTATAAAAGTATTATCAAATATTTTGACTGGTAAAACAAAAAGCGGTATACTTGGAGAACAATACTACCAAATAAACCAAACGATAGTAGACCTTAGTAAACCACTCATAACTGATGAAGGAAAAGAGTTGGTTGAAACTATCTACCGTGAAACTTTGGATCCCACAGACCGAGGTTATAAGAACTTAATGAAGTACATGATGGAGGATGGGTTATTCAAGTACTTACCTAAGAATGATGAAGCTTGGGTAAATTTTTTGAAACCGTTTATGAAACTTACAAGAAAAGAAAAAAGAAAAATTAAAAACTAAATCAAATGAGAGATCAAGATCAAGTAAAGATGGAATTTTTGTTAACACTCAATGAAAACATTGTTGTTCAAAGATTCTTCAACGTCAGAGGATATAATCCTAAGGCGAGAGTATCTACGGATTTGTATGAGTACATGTATACTGTAAAAGAGGTACTCCACAATTATCTAAGGATGAAAACTGTTGTTTACATGTTGGACAACAAAGATGCAATTGCGTATGATGCAAATGTAATGAACACGTCATTTACTGACGGACCTGAGAATTTTCACCTTTATGTGAAGATTGGAGATGAGACAATTTGTCATAGAATTTTTGACGGAAAATTATATCCACCAAAAGTTCGTTATACAGTGGACGTAAGACCATATTTGAAAGATATCCTTTCAAATCTAACTGACATTTTTTCAAAATACGATTTAAATCACGAATATTGTGGAATCGAGTTGGTGTAACAACTATTTATAAATTCAAGGGGGGACAGAGATATTATGCAGAAAAATTTTGACTATTTAGGAAATACATTCCAGGTTCAATTGTTAAACCAAATTATTGTAGATAAAGAGTTTTCAACCACCATCATGGATGTTTTGGAAACTTCATATTTTGACAACAAGTATTTTAAGATCATCGCTCAGATGACTAAAGAATACTATCAAAAATACCAAGCTACACCAACGTTTGATACACTTGAGCAAATAGCAAAGTCTGAAATATCACAGGAGTTGGTAGTTAAGATTGTGTTAGATACTCTTAAACAAATTAAAGATGCTCCGTTTGACGGAAGTGTCTTTGTTCAAGAGAAGGCCTTAAAGTTTTGTAAACAACAAGAACTTCAAAAGGCTATGAAAAAAGCCCAAAAGATTATTGATGAAGGTGACTTTGAATCTTATGATAAAGTTGAAGAACTTGTTAGAGAAGCAATTCAAGTTGGGGAAAGAGACCTTGGGACGGGTGATGTATTTGCCAACTTGGAAGTTGTATTAGATGATGACTTTAGATCCCCAATACCTATTGGTATTAAGGGAATTGATAATCTACTTAAGGGTGGGTTAGCTAAAGGTGAGATTGGAGTTATATTAGCACCAACAGGTGTTGGTAAAACTACCATCTTAAGTAAGATTGCTAATACTGCATTTAACATGGGATTCAATGTACTTCAAATATTTTTTGAAGACAATCCAAAGATCATTCAAAGAAAACACTTCACAATGTGGACGGGAATTGAACCAGATAATTTGGTTTTACACAAAGAAAAAGTCTTTGAAAAAATTCACGAAATTCAAAATTCAATGAAGAATAAGTTAGTTCTAAAAAAATTACCTTCTGATTCATTAACGATGTTACAAATCAAAAATCAATTAAGAAAAATGATTGCTGATGGTAATAAGTTAGACTTAGTTGTTTTGGATTACATTGATTGCGTAATGCCCGAAAAGGCATATGGCGATGAATGGAAGAGTGAAGGATCGGTCATGAGACATTTTGAAGCCATGTGTCATGAACTTGGACTTGTCGGATGGACAGCCACACAAGGTAATAGATCTTCAATCTCATCTGAGGTTGTGACTACAGACCAAATGGGTGGATCAATCAAGAAAGCACAAGTTGGACACGTAATCATCTCCGTGGCAAAAACACTACAACAGAAGGAATTAAATTTGGCAACCATTGCAATTACTAAATCAAGAATTGGTAAGGATGGTGTTGTATTTGAGAACTGTAAGTTCAATAACGAACTATTGGAAATTGATACTGAGTCTTCTGTAACCTTCTTAGGGTTCGAAGGACAACAGGAACAAAAGAAGAGTGATAGAGTTAAAGAACTCCTTGAAAAAAGAAAACAAAGAGAACAAGGTAAGACGATTTAAATATCTCCTACTTTGAAAAAAAACTTTAAAAAAACAACGAATTTTTTATTAAAAATTGGGACTAATGGTAGTATGGTTTATATTTATCATTTAAAATCCCCGATTTTTTAATAAATTTCATTTTAAAACAAATTAGAAAAAAACATGGACATTTCAAATCGAATCCTATCGGACATTACAGTGTATATGAAATACGCAAAGTATATTCCAGAATTGAAAAGAAGAGAGACTTGGCAAGAGCTAGTAACAAGAAACATGGAGATGCACATCAAAACGTATCCCCAATTAGAAAAAGAAATCCGTGAGAACTACATGTATGTTTACAAGAAACAAGTTCTCCCATCAATGAGATCAATGCAATTCGCAGGAAAACCAATTGAGATATCACCCAACAGAATTTACAACTGTGCATTTGCACCGGTTGATGATTGGAGAGTATTCTCAGAAATCATGTTCCTTTTATTAGGTGGAACAGGTGTTGGTTATTCAGTACAAAAACATCACGTTGAAGTATTACCTGAAATCAGAAAACCAAACAAAGAGAGAGGAAGAAGATGGTTAGTTGCAGATTCTATTGAAGGATGGGCAGATGCCGTTAAAGTATTGGTTAAGTCTTATTTCTTTGGTGGTTCAAAAATCGAATTTGATTTTTCGGACATCAGACCAAAAGGGGCTAGATTAGTTACATCGGGTGGTAAAGCACCTGGTCCTCAACCATTAAAAGAATGTCTTATCAAATTAGAAGGTATTCTTGATTCAAAAGAAGATGGTCAAAAATTGAGACCAATTGAAGTTCATGATATGGTTTGTCATATTGCAGATGCGGTATTGGCAGGTGGTATCAGAAGAGCGGCACTTATCTCTTTATTCTCTGCATCTGATGATGAAATGATTAGTTGTAAGAGTGGGGCTTGGTGGGAAACAAATCCACAAAGAGGTAGAGCTAACAACTCGGTTAGTTTAATGAGACATAAAGTTAATAAAGATTACTTTATGGACTTATGGAAGAGAATCGAGGCAAGTGGAGCAGGTGAACCTGGTATCTACTTATCAAACGATAAAGATTGGGGAACTAATCCTTGTTGTGAGATTGCTCTTAGACCATTCCAATTCTGTAATCTTACAGAGGTAAACGTATCGAATGTGGTGTCACAAGAAGACTACGAGGCAAGAGTAAAGGCTGCATCATTCATTGGTACTCTTCAAGCGGGATATACTAACTTCCACTACTTGAGACCAATATGGCAAAGAACTACTGAGAAAGATGCGTTAGTTGGAATATCAATGACAGGTATCGGATCAGGAGCAGTTTTAAAGTTAGATATGAAAGCGGCTGCGAAAGTTGTTAAAGAAGAAAACAAAAGAACTGCTGAGTTATTGAAGATCAATCCAGCGGCAAGAACAACAACAGTAAAACCTGCAGGAACAACATCATTAACTTTAGGTACATCATCAGGAATACATGCTTGGCATAATGAGTATTATATTAGAAGAGTAAGAGTTGGTAAAAACGAATCAATTTATTCTCATCTAAAACAAAATCATCCTGAACTTGTTGAAGATGAATATTTCAGACCACATGATACTGCGGTTATTGGAATTCCACAAAAAGCACCTGAAGGATCAATTCTAAGAAATGAATCACCAATCCAATTATTGGAGAGAGTGAAGAAGGTTCAACAAGAATGGATTAAACCAGGTCACAGAAGTGGATCAAATGCTCACAATGTATCTGCAACCATTTCAATCAGAGAGCACGAGTGGCCAGCGGTTGGTGAATGGATGTGGGAGAACAGAGAATATTACAATGGACTTTCAGTATTACCATACGATGGAGGTACATATATTCAAGCACCGTTTGAAGATTGTACTGAAGAAAAATATGATGAGTTGATGGAAACATTAAAAGATGTTGATTTATCTAAAATTGTTGAAGTTGATGATAACACAGACCTATCAGGCGAAGTTGCTTGTGCGGGAGGTGCATGTGAAGTTGTGATGGCATAATGGAACACGATAAATTAGTACAGAACATTGTAACTGGAATGTATGACTCGATCAAAGGAAACAGATAATACAGTAAGGGAGAAGCCAAAACTTCTCCCTTCTGATTTTTATATTGAGAACGGATTTAAAGTGATGACTGAAGAATATCATATCAAACGAGGATATTGTTGTGGTAATTGTTGTAGACATTGTCCTTTCACTCCAAAAGCAATTAAAGGTAATAGGACTTTAATTGAAAAATAAAGCAAGTATATTTATACTATATGGGAGACGGAACTACATATGGTATAAATTTTCCTTTCAGAGATTCTGTTCGTGGTGACTACTTGGATTTAACCAACACTGCGGGACAAGAAATCAGAGCGGATCTTATTAACCTACTTCTTACTAGAAAAGGATCTAGATATTTTTTACCTGATTTTGGTACAAGACTTTATGAGTATCTTTTTGAACCATTTGATGGTTTAACTTTTGATGCGATTGAATCTGATATCAGATCTTCAGTTGAAAAATATATTCCAAATTTATTAATTAATAGATTAACAGTAGAACCTTTGAATCCAGAAGAGGAGGCGGACGACAACGCTTTCACATCAAATACACCAACCTCACCTGTTTATAGATACCCTGGAAAAGGAACCGCAGAATATACTGCAAAAATAAAAATAGAATATTCTGTCCAAGACAG